TAAAAGTGACACGCACCCTTAGATCCACGTCCATCTACCGTAGAATCAAGGTCATAGCTATCGACTCCACCAACACCTCTGTTCCCATGGGGAGCCATATAGTGTCCGTTACGGTGTCTTACTTTGATGTTCCTTTCTTCTTTCTTTGGCTGCCATGATAGAGTCCAACGCCCTTCAGGAGATGGTTCAAATATAACCTCACTGTCTAGTTCTCCGTTCTTCCAATGGAAGTTACCCTTTACTACAGGGTTAGGATACATCATATCATTATACTCTTTCTGCTCGTAGATCTTCCCTAGGTTAAACAATGAAGCAGTAACAGAATCTCTGAACGCCTCTTGTGTGTTAAACGGGAACTGACGAGTAACCTCATTCAATTCGTTTGCATCGTTCTTTAATGCTTGACGTTCGTTGTTGAGGTAAGTCCTTGCACCATAGTCGATTAGCTCACCGTCAGATGTTTCAACAGCTTCAATCGGGTCTTCGATGATAGGGTTTCCGAACTTGTCAAAGAATCCTTCAAGCGCTTCGTAAGCGGGGATAAATATTCTATAGAGCATAGACCTAGTACGGCCATTCGCGTTTCGTTCTGCGGGGTCTGAATCATTCCATAAGTCTTTATACTGCTGTCCACCTTTAGACATAGGGTTAACTGTAGAGCCCACTAGTGCAGTACCTACAATCTTACGCCCTACTATCAAACAAGTACGGTTAATACGCCACGCCTCACGGATGTCCGCAGGCTTTTCCCACTTACCCGCTTCATCAAGAAACAAGTAGTAGAGACGCTCACCATCATATGCATTGTTTACCGTATTCTTCCAATTGATAATGGTGTTCAACGCTTCACCTGCAATAGCAGTTTTATTATTCTTAGTGATTTTCTTAGCAGGCTCACGGAAAGCTAATTCCATGCGGGGGTTTGTAGACCCATCCTGTATTGGTTTGAAGAAGAAAGGAAAGTGTCTGTACATATTGACAACCTTCTTCTGAAAGACGTTATCACGGGCATCAGAACCTGTCTTAGACATTATACCTAGAACTTTATCCTGTACCACCGTACCCTCAGCCAAGAGAGTAGCAACAGCCATATTAGTATAACCTGAACGTCTACACTTAGTAAAGAGCTGTCCTACACATCTAGGATCAACCTTACATGCTTCTGCGTGTATAAATAGTTTACGTTGGAATGCAAGGTAGTCTCCATAGAACGATCCGTCTATCTTAACCCATTGCAGCATGAAGTAGTGTGTTCCTGTTATGTAAGTTGGCTCACCGTCAATGTAAAGCCAAGCCCCTCTGTCCCTACGCTCAAACTCTTTTTCGATATATGAACTATAGGTCTTGCGAAAGTTACTCGGTTGTTCCGACCACTCATCCATAGAACGAATCCCTGAGAGCGCTTTTGGCATGGACTGACGCGTCCAATACTGCTTACCCCTATCATTAGAGGAAAACAGGATCTCATCTTCAGCGGGTTGACTAGGAAGCTGTATATACAGTCCTTCAAGCTGAATGATCTCACCCATCGAATCGTTAGGGCATATGTTAATGACTTCTGTGTCATATCCTTCTATTCTCTTTAAACCTGCCATACCTTAGTGTACGATCTACAAATATACGTAGAATCTTTTAATTAAAACCTTAGACACTCTCTAAATTAGATGTGTTATTTCTTACTATGCCTTTCTGCAAAGCCTCCACCGAAGTCTTGCATCTCCTCTAGGGATCCATGCTCCTGTGCATTCTTTATCATTTGCTCTATCTCCTGACGTATCATCAGTAGTTCCTTAGCATCAACTGCAGTCTGCTTAATAGACGCTAGTTCAGCCTTACGCCCCGAGCCGTTAAGCTCAGGGTCGACAGGTTTGCTAATCTCTTCAGTCATGTTCTGTATAGCAGTCTCGGTAGCCTTTAACAGGTTTACCGCTGCTGTCAGAGTAAAGTTAGTTGAATCAGACATATGCTGCATATATATAGTTAGGCTTCATACGGAATACTTGTTTACCGCTAGGCATTGTTATTCTGTAGTCAGCATTCTTTGAGTACATAACCATGTCACCAACCTCAAGCCCAAGCTCTTCAGTTCCTGCTGATGGGTACAGCACTCTAGACTCATTCTTAGCCTCTACGTGAACCTTCCCTAGGAACAATCCACCTGCTGAGGTCTCTTCTACTTCCTTGTCCTCTGTAGCTTCTAGTATAACCCAATCACCTAAAACGGTAACAGAGTCATCCTCGTGTATAGCTAGGTAAGCCTGACCTGTGAGCTCAGTTGGAGACCAAGACACTAGGTAGTGATCTGCGCCTATACCGAACTTCTCAGGTTGTTGGTTAACGTGGTGGTGAAACAATAGAGTATCCCCAACCTTAACCTTTTCAGGAAGATCAGCTTTAGCAGGCAATGCTACTATAGTACCGTAAGACACACGTCCCTTGAAATCATCAAAGCGTGTATCCTTTATAAGCTCAACACCATTCAAATTAATAGTGTCGCTAAACAGCTTAGGTACATGTACAATAAAATCGAATAATGGTTTCATACTATCCTAGGTCTATATCATATTCAACAATCACAGGCATACTCTCTACGGCTTTCCATAGGATGATCCCATCTTCGTTCTCTACGTATATAAGGTAGCGTGCGCGACCATAAAGCTGTTCTGCTCTACCATCTTTAGCTATTGCGTGGATAGTTCCACCTCCGTATACTGTTTGTCCTACGACAAAGGCGAACCCGTTCTTAGGGTCTCTACCTGATATAAGTTTTCTAATTGGCTGATCCATCTTGTGTGTTTTTTTCTATAAATTTAATCCAATCCTCAGAAGTCCAATCTTCTGTATCTGACATTTCCTCGGGTATACTGTAGCTGTCTATCTGCTGATAGTAAGATGCGGAGACTGATAGTATCTCGTCTAGCTCATCCTCGTCTACGACCACATAATCTAATATAGTCTTGAGTGAGTTTTTACCGTTTGCTAATTCCTCTCCTTCTGTGTAAATCCCGCCTACGAATGCATGCGTCCATCTTTGCTCTAGCTCGTACTTCTGCACTATATCCTTAATGGCCTCTAGTGCTTCCGAGATCTCCTCAAAAAATTCCTGAGGCGGCTCTTGTTCATTGTACATATTTTTCTTATATTTAATTAAATTGGGATAGTCCCATATTAACAAAGATACAAAATTAAATGCCTAAGAGCAAGGTACATAAGAAGAAGCTGAATCGTGCGATGCTACCGCTACAGGATAAGTATGTAAAGCGTAACTACGCTAAGTACTACAACCTAGCAATGAAAGACATGGTGAAGTATACAGACTTAACTAGAGCAGAGCTAGAGTTTATGCTGTTTGTCTATGACCTAGAGTTTTGGGAGATTACTTGGGCTGCAGAAGCGTACGGACAAGTGCGTCAGAAGCTATACGAGCGCATTGTGCTCCCTCTTAAGAAGAAAGGCTACCTTCAAGAATATCTCAGCGTAGGCAAGGGGGGTGAGGACGTTGATGTATATTTCAACATACGGCGCAATGCTCAGAAGTTGTCCGTAAGTCATAAAGGAAGACACAATGTTCAACGCCTTTATAGAAAAATAGAGGGAGAAGAGGAGATTAGGTACTAGAAGAAATACTTCTGATACACTTTGTTGACCCACTCGTTGATATACGGAATACCGTAACTTTCCACTTTCTTTAAGTCTCTGTGAAGTTCCCTCATTGGGGGTGGTATGAATAAGATGTATTCCAAGCAGAACAGACAAAACCGTAGCTTTGTAGCGAAGACATGTTGGTGCAAGGCTTTTAAACGGCCCTTTGGTGGAACAGGTTTCATAACTGAGTAATAATACAGTTACAAAGGTAGCAATTCTATTTCTTATTTTTTTAACCATTTTTCAATCTGTAACAGAGGGAAAGCAGGGTAGTAACACACCGCCATGACTGCTAGCCATCTTCCCGCTCTAGTTGAGTCAAATACTTTTACGCCGTCTCTATCTTCTTCAGGGATCTCCAAATCATCAGATTCTTGCTCCGTGATGTCTCTTAGACACTTCTTTCGTATTACTCTTGCTGAAAAGCTATATAGTGCTGCTGCACCGAATGGTATTGATAGTATTGTATAGATCATACTATAATATAACAAAAGACCCCTGCGCTAACAAGGGCCTCCCAAGATATTTACACCTCCTTTCTTTAAACGCGCTAGCGTTCCGAAATTTATACAATTCCGAGTTTATCAAAGATAAGGAATGTTTACTAAATGATATGCACTAGTTGAACTTAGATAGTAGGAATATACTGATACTAGTAGCGATAGCAAAGAATAGACATGTAGCGAAGTCTTTTGATATAGCGAGAG